GTTCGCACTACTCGGGAAAATTCCATCAGTGAATCCAATCACTGATTTAAAACCCTAGTATGTTACTAGTTTAAGTACAGAGATTGGCATCACCAAAGATCCCAAGTATTCCCGCCGTTAAGGCTCACATGGCCCGACCATGTGTCTTTTGAAAAGACACATGGAACATGTGTCTTTTCTATAAAACGGCTATTTTAACAATCACAATGGTGAGATTGTTGTGGCGTCACCAATCACAGTTGGTGGAGCACCAATGAAGAAGAAAAATGAAAAATCTTCTCCTATTGCGCAATGTGTCTCAATCCATGAAAAATTATCATTAGCTTCATGGCGAGCAGTGTACGAGATCATGTGTCTATCACTCCTGTGATAGCCTTCAATACTCGTTTTTGGCGCGTTTATGTCAGTAAACCTATAATTATTATAATAAGGTATTTCATATTCAACAGTCGGGTTGACATTTGCTGCTGTAACAGCAGCGCCCGATGTTGTACTGTAGTATGTTCGTTCCGCTAAGAAGTTCTGTGAAACTTCATTTTGGGATGTTGAACCAGTGATCACTTGTCTAACCACCAAATTCTCGTCGTCTATTCCATTGAATTTGTCCCTAACAACACGAACGGACATAATATCCATATCTTCGTTGAAAAGTGTGACTTTCCACCTAATCCCACCTCGGTAGCCAATAAAAGCCGAACTAAACCAACGCAAATAAGTCATTGCGCAAATATTATAGTTTGCAGGGCCTGCTACACGAGTGAGAGAACTAGCTTGTGAACTACCATAAGTAGGCCCAGGTCCATTAGGAAAATTACATTGATCAAAAATATTCAAGTAGATAGACGCAGTTTCCAAATTTTGTGGCAGTGCAAGGACTCTATGAAAACAATATCTCTTCAAGAGAGACCTACAAGATACTATAGCCTCACCAAAGTACACGTCAGATTGTTCAGCATGTGTACATGTGGGGTTACCATTTAAAATATACATGGTATCTTGTTCAGGCATATTTTCAGCACTAGTTACAGTTGCTCCAGAAGCAACTTCTTTACCAGACTGTGCTATTGCTGGCGGACCCACAGGCACGCTATTTCTTGCATAAGATGCAAGTCCCATAGAAATGGGCATCTTAACTTCAAAAGAATCACCTGCAGAAATAAAAACATTCACCTCTACATTAGCACTATCAACAGGTGCTGCCAGCTGATTGACAACAAATACGGAAACTCTACCATTTGCGTATCCTTTAGCATCGACGAAAAAATTGCCATCACCTTCAATAGTCATATCAATATTTGGAAAACTATCCAATCGACCATAAGCAGTCTCTTGGGTCCAATTGACTTCAAAGGTAACATCCCGCTCCTCTGAAATATCTACTATATGGGCGAATCTGTTATTTGTGTCTTGTACTGTGCCACTTACATTATGAGTTGGCTCATATACAAACATGAGTCTTCCTCTATGAAATTGTGAGGCGACTATTTGAAAACGATAGCGTAATGATCCACTCCAGTAACCGAAAGGACGGGAAACCAGAGTCAAAGGTGTATTTGCATCAATAGGATCTATACCTATTCTGAAATTAGGGGCAACAAATGGGTGGACAAGAATAGAATATATCAAACCAGTGTTTTGAGTAGTCAAAGTGTTCCATTGAAAATTATCAATAAAAGCTTCACGTTTGGTGATATAACCAAATGCCATCTGATCATCAGGGGTCAATCCAACAGTCCCTGGATCAATAGTTAACTCCTGTTTAGGATCTAACGACAACTTTTGTATTGGATCAGAACCACTAGTATTGGAAAGATTACCAATATTCTGTGGTCTAACAAACATAGTGTCGGTTAAAATGGGTGGTTTAGCGTAACCAAACAATTTGGCTATACTACTAACTGCACCAGCACCTATGCTTGTGGCTTTGGCAAAAGGACCAATTACCGGTATCGCTGTAAAATAATCAGCAAGTTCTTTAACAGTACTAGCGGGAGCAGAAATGACGCCATCTTTTTTATACTCGCCCTGCTCAGCTTTAGACATACCATTAAACTTAGGTGCCTTATTAGAACCCTTTTTGTTTTTAGGTCGTTTTTCTATTCCAGATTGTGCATTAGCAACAGCACCAGCAGTAAGACCAGCGAATGATACATTAGTCATCCACGCGAAAATAGAAATTTCCACTGGGTCTGTAGCACCGTTTGCATGTTTGAGTTTAGACAGCTCCCACATTTCTATAACACCCATACGGTAGACTGTCTCAATGTCAGTCAAATCAATATAATTACCAGCTACAAAAAATGGCCATTCAATTGACTGAGGCTGATTAGTAGATGGATCTAAAAACACATGAGGTCGTTGACTATATAAAGTAGCACCCACATTAAGACTCTTGTATGCATTCGTATTGGCATCAATGTATGAGGATGTGAGTACTGGCGTAACAGGATCGATTAAAATTGTGTTATTATCATGACGAGTAGGTCTAACACCTACAAACATCTTACCATAATGAAAAGGCGATCCATTAATCATTATTTTCAACATTAATGTCCCCTGCAATAATTTAAAAGTCTCAAGTTTATTCTTAACTCTGGCGTTTTGCAGAAACAATAGCCAGGGGTTAAACGCATTGACATAGTTGGGACTTTCTCCAACCTCCCAAGTTTTTGTGAAAATGCGTATTGGTCTACTCATAAAAGTAGATAAATCATCTTCTTTACCCACTTCAGAGACCTTGTAAGTCATATCTTCCAACTTACGTCCAACAACCAAATCGTATTGTTTAACTGGATCTGAAAATTCTACGTTGGTTTCTTGATCGACACCAGCAGCAGTTTCATGTACTTCAAGATTCTTTTCCGTTCCTGATTGGGCTACAGGCACGGTAGTTGGAGTCTCTTCTTTAGTTTCATTGTCGCGTCGACGAAACAAATGGTTGAGGTAACCAACGGCGCAATCATCATCTGGTGAGTGATAAAAGCAATATTTACAGGTACAACCTGAATGAGAGCAGCATGAGCTGCGAAAGTTTATGCCCTCCGGCTTAATTTGAATTTTTGGCATTATAGTATGACAACGGGCAATACCCGGAAAAATAGGATTATCGTAGTTTTTCTGACATCGCGGTCGTATAGTTTCATGACTTTTCGGTCGATTAGTTTTGAGACATCACGGTCTAACTATTATAAAGTTTACAATGAAAAGTGTCATAGTCATATAAAACACTCTCAGGTAAATAAGGTCGTAGATCGTATTTATCGACCAAATAATCCAAAAATTCTTTTTTAGCATTGCAAATCTGTTTTCCATACTGGAAATATTCACGATTTGCTGCTAAAATAACCTCAGCACACTGCTGATCAAAAGTAATAGTATTGCTTTTGACCACAACAGTAAGCATTTTCAAAATCGAGTCCTCATCCAAAGGACAAGCAATAGTACCTTCACCATGAACGTCTTTAATGAATTTCCGTTTAAGGAAATCAAGATCTTTTGCATGAATAAAGGGCACTAACTTAGACTTTTTATCAGCAGATGTATAAACAACACCGTACTTATCTAATGCTGCTGAAATAGCAACATGGTTCATCCATTTGTATTTGCATGACATACAATTATCATCACCATATGTTAAAATAGAACAGTATCTAGGAAAATAGTTATAATCAATATAAGTAGTTCCTTGTTTATCTTCTATATCCATGCAAGCAATCATAATGTACATGATATTTACCATGCCATTAATGACTGTTGTTAATGAATGACCTGAGGGATTACTTCCATCTGTTTCAATAATTGTACCAAAGGCATTTGAAACAGGATAACATATGTCAGTAGCAATCCCAATTGCTACTTGAATGTCTTCTTCGTGCCAGCCAGCGTTACGCATGATCTTAATTAAAACGTTAAATGCAGCAAGCATCATTTGAGAAGACATACGCTTATCAAACTTTGAATAATCACCAGCTATAACTTGGTTTTCGCCATGCTGTGTGATATAGTTGTAAAGCGTTTTCCAATCACTACTAAAACAATTAGCACCAATGGCCATTCCGAATTTATGACGGAAATGACCACTAAAAAACGGTATACACCACAAATAGAATTGACGCTCCAGTGCTATGAAAGCACAAGGACCGCTATTAAAAATGCGGCATTTCTGTTTCTCCAACTTCTCATGAGTGATTGGCTCATCTTTGAAGTTAAAATCCCAAATTATGTTATTTCGTCTACCTTCTTGGTAATTATATAACATTTTATCATATTCGGACTGCATTTCACTTTTGAAACGGTATAGAACTTCATGGTTTTCATTACCAGTACACAGGTTCAAATATTTGGACTTGGAACCTTTATGGGCGAAACCACCTGATGTTTTAAGGGGCATTCGCTCCATATAAGCCATGCCATCTATGCCATTAATAGCAGAATCCAAATCTAAGGGTCCACTTGGCATTTCAATATCACACAATCGTATTTCTCTTGAATACCATTCATAGAGAGCATCTTGTGCGCGATCCACATATTTTTGCGGAAAGGTAGGCTTGTCAAACATAGGTTCTAAATTGTTGACAGCGGCCTGGTGGGACGATATGCCCCGAGGTGCTATGTGTTTAGGTTCTAACAAATTATAATGTTGCAAAACATCTTCACACATAAGCGTATCGCAAACTAAGGTTTTAATAGCTCTTCTGTGAGAGTTAATTGATCCATAAATTTGTAAAGTTCCACCTTTAGTGGAACGAATTGGGCACTTCCGATGTTGCATTGGTTTTACCTGCAAATCTTCTGTGGTTAGGTAAGTTTTATTCAAATCTATACCATCATATGAAGCAGGTACAAAAGTACGAGAAATGTAATCCCAATTGTGAAGCGGGCAAATATAAGTAAGCGGTCGTAACAACCCACTCGCCTTACGACCAGCTATATGGATACCTCCAATATAAACACCATTTTGTGCTTTAATAATATATGGAGCACCACAATCACCAAAATTGGTTTCCTCCGAAACAGATGCTTCGTAACCTAAATATTGATGAGTGTGATTGTCGGATTTGTAATAAACAAGAGTCTTATGAAAGGCTTTCACTTTTCTATGTGAAAGTTCTCCATTTCTTTTACGGACTATCAATTGACCTTCCATTTTCCCATCCATAACTTGGTTAGGAATAAACTTAGAGATATCGCGGAATGTGCCCACAGCACTAAGCTGTAAAAGAATAACATCCTCTTGATTGTGAGTACTTACATGAACAAAATTGTTCTCATCTATAAGTACACCATAACGATTAGGCCCTGCAGTAACCTGCACGTCTTCTCTTATTATATCCAAGCGCATAGGGAAATGTTCTTTAATGCCTTCGTACCAATGCAATGGAACGAACATCAAATTTCCTTTATAACCTAAGGCATTAGTAAAAGCATTGTGACCATTACCAATTTTAGCTACTAAATGACAAATGTTTTTCTCTATACGAGATGAAAGCTCATCATAAGATATTGTAGTGCAAGATGAATTTAACTTGCTAATATCTTGGTATTTAACTTTCCAAACATTCTTAACTTCGCTTTTAGTCTCATTATCTTCAAAAAGAGACTGCGAAGAACTTAAACACACGTATGTAGAAACAACACGTGTAATTATAGCAAAAATACCGACTAAAGTCGCAAATTTAAAAGCTTTACGACGAAAGTCTCTACTCTGACAATAACTGGTCATAAGCAGACCTTGTTCAGAGACTTGTTGGCATTTAATATGTAACCAATTATGCCAATATTCACACAAAAAATACGACAATGCCCAATTAGGAACATACATAAACCATTTAGGTAAGTGAAATTGATTCGGCATATTCTTAACATGTGCTATGAGTTTTTTAGTCGCCCAATTAGGGCGATCATTGCGGGAGGTTTTCTCTATTATCAAATGTGTAATATATAGAAACCACACGTAAAATAGGTGAAATAACATAATAAAACTTGCTATGTAACCTATCATATCTCGTGTAGGTTGTGACAATAATTCCTCTTCTATAGAAAAGTGAGACTGTGCTTTAGCACATTTACACCACTCTCCAATATTTTTGCATTCATCACATAAATCCATATTAAGAAAATGTTCAACACTCTTTTTTGTCAAATCACTCTGACAATAGTGTGGCTTTTGTACATGATGATACATAAAGTAGGATAATTCTCCCATTGATAAAAATGGGACATTACGGTTTGTAACAAACTTACCTGTATTTTTATCATAATATACAGGGCTAGATTTTTCATTATTGGATTGATACATACGAACTCTAAAGTTATGGAGATCGTGATTTTTATATCCATCATCAGATAAATCACCACGCAACTGCGTGGTTCCAGGTTTGCAGAATTCAGGTTTAACTGAAACTTCTACAAATACAAACCTTCTGTAAGCTCCACCTTGTGGGCGGAAAATCTTACTGATACCACCGTCGTACGTGTTTGTTGTTGCTACAACATAACGACACATAAATGGTATCATACCCTTGTCTTCCAAAGCGGCTTGATTAGTCATATATGGAATAGGGTTAATAAGGTAAATGGCCTTCGCCATTGCACCTCCTTTTTTCTGAACGTTTATTTCATCTTTAAATTGATCAACATCATCGATAACGCATATTTCATGAGAAACTTTAAATTCCGAAAAATATTCATCATCTTCATTGTACATATATTTAAGAGAAGGGTCATATAATTTACCTTCACCTTTAATATCACGTTCATTTTGGTATAAACAGTGCATGAACTTATCTATCAATGCACTTTTACCAACACCGGGGGGACCATAAAAACAAAATCCCAAAGGTGCCTCTCGTTCTTGTAAAACTTGGAGCTTATCCATAGCCCTAAGTTTAAAACGAGAAAGTTGTGCCTGTTGGTTCTTAAGGACACTAACTTTAAATTTGTCGTTTGCAAAAAATGATGATAATTTCTTGCCACGCTCAATACACAAATCACACTCAGTAAGATAATCTCTAACCGACCAGCCCATGTTAGCCATGGAACTTGGTAAATCACTATAATGTGATAATTTTGTATATTGTTCTTCATAATCAGCAACTTCTTTATCATCAATAAAGAAGGCTGAACGGTTTCCAGTTTATAAATATAAGGAAACCTTGTCTAAAATGTAAACAGCACCATCTAAAACAGATAAAGACAATTCTGCGATATGTTTCTTTTGGTATCGTTTTTCTAACTTGTTTTGAAAAACATCACTAAAACCAAAAGTAGTAGCATCAACGCCCATTTTGACAAAAAACGGAGTGCATACTAGTAGCGAGCAAAATTGCCCAAATTTTTGAGCAAAATCGCTGTTTAGTACCTTATCCTT